CAAGCTTGTAGGGTAAAGGCAGAATGTCTGATCCAGATCCATATGCAACCTGTACGTCATTATACAAATAAAACTTTTGACCAGTATGCTTTTCAATTACCTTTCTAGCATATCGCTCTGCCATAACTAAATCTTTAAATGATTTATAATTAGGGTCAGATTGATCTAAAGATACATTTAAATCTTCAACTGCCTGAGACAATGATGCATATGGTGTTACAACATTAACAAATGTATCATGTGAAAGCTGTGTGGAGTTAACCGAATACTTCCATTTAAGCTTTAGCTTTTTTTCTCTATTAGTTATCGAATAAGGAATATTTAATTCATAACTTCCTGAATCGACTTCTGATTTTGTTGCTTGCTGATTGGATAAGACAGGGGTAGATGGGTTAACCAATGGAGACACTGTTGGATCTGATGTTATATCATATATATCTACCAAGACTGAGCTGTCTGCATCGACTACCTGACCTCCCCAAAATATCTTTGTAGTTACTGGGGAAAAACTATTCTTGTATACCTCTGCCATTATCTAGGCTTTAGCGATAGAACTCCTGGGCTTCCTTTGGAGTAGCTAATCTAAAACCTTCCTCCTTGTCAAAAATTGATTGTGCGTCATCTTCACTCATGGCTACAAAAGGATGTTCCTTGGTGAAAGTATAACCCATAATATCATAACGGTAGTTGGCTCTTTCCATTTTAACCAGTACCTTATCCTTGCTATCTAACTTATTAATATCTAATTTTGGAAGAACCTCAATCTCTTCTGTATTATCGTCAATATCCTTAACAGTCTTCTGGTAAACCGACCAGGTAACTCCCTCTTCTGCTAGGGCTGCGACAATATCCTTTTTATTCTTTAATGTTTCGGCACTTACTCCAAAATCCTCAGCGATCTGCTTTAATTCGGATACCTTTAGTGTATCAAATGACATTTGTTCTCCTTTATGTGTCGATTAATTATAGCATCTATAAATTAAAATGAAAAGCCCCCGAAAATAAATTCGGGGGCAATTCTTGCAGTTCGCTGCTAAATTAGCTAGCTACCTTAACGTTCTTAACTACGACCCAAGCGTCTGCCTGCTCGATCTGAACACCAACACGAGTATACATTGTGTACTCGATTGAGTCCTTACGTGGCCAGAAGAAGCGGTAAACAGTTACGTCACGCTTAACACCAATAACAACGTTATTTGGGAATGTTAAGTGGATATCACCGTGTGAACCAGTTGCTCCTGAGTAGTCACCGTTCTGTGTCTCTGGAAGAAGTGGGACCTCAACAATTGGAATACCAAATGCGTAAGGTGCTACATATCCTGCAGGACCACCAAGAACAGGAACATCTCCGCGGATGATGCCTGAGGCAATATCCTGTGGGTTAACGTTCTGAATGTTCTGTGATGTTGAGTATAAGTAATCCTGAATAAGGTTTGATCCTGAAAGGAAGCGGAGGTCTGTACGACGCTGCTTGTACTTACGTGGAAGAGCCTTAAGAGCTGAATTAAATACTGCACGAGAAACCGCTGCACCGCCTGCGTCTACGACGTGGCCATATGTCTTTGACTTCTTAACTACACCGTTAAATGACTTGTAAAGTGCATCTGATGTGAGTGTTGTATCACCATTAAGGATAACATCCTCAATGTCGTTACCTGCCTGTGTTGCCATCATGCGGGCAATGTGGTCTTCTAGGTCTGGACCTTCAATATTGTCTTCTAGAGACTCTGTTGAAAGCTCCCAATCTAGACGAAGCTTCTTTGTTGTCAAAGAAATCTTTGAGAACGTTACAGCAGCATTTGCTCCTGTGTCGTCACCTTCTGTAGCGAGCTTCATAAGCTTCTCGCCAACTCCGATGCGATCGATCTCTGTTGTGTCAGACTTCATACGGACTGTACGTGCTACTTTACCAATTACGGTTGCATCAAACATATAGTCTAAGAAGCGTGATGATTGTTCTGCATTAAGCAAACCACCGTTTCCATTTTCGGAAGCGACATGGACCCCAGCTCCACCGGAGGTGGAAGCGAAAGTGCCTGTAGCTGTTGTGCCAGCTGCGATTGCTTTTTCTAATGTTTCATTACTCATTTATTTTTTCACCTACCTTTATATTATCGATTTAAATCTGATACGGAACCGAGGAAAGTGCCGTTCCATCTGGATTTTTTAATTACTTCCTGAGATCCGCCAAGATCTAAGGACTTCTTAATTGCAGTATCTGATTCTACTGCGTCAACACGCTTTTGTACGCCATCAATCGTGTCCTTGATGTTTTCTACAGCCTTTGAAAGTGCTGCATGCTGTTCTGCCAAACTTGAAATTCTGTCATCTACGCTCTTGCTAAAAGTCTCAACCGTTTCTTTAATTGATGAAACCTGTGCTTCATTTGCTTGTGATGCTTTATTCAATGTTTCTGAGAAAAAGCCTTTTAGATCTCCGAGCATTTTTGCAAGATCAGGTTCGATTGTTTCTACCTCTGATACGTCGGCTGCTTTTTCTACAGTTTCGGCAGGAGCGTCATTAACTTCTGCTTCTGCAGGAGCTGCTGTCTCTTCGACCGCAGGTGTTTCTTCGACAGGCGCTGTTTCTTCAACAACATCTGCTAATACTTCTGTGTTTTCTGACACTTCATTACCTCCTTCTGCGTTTGCCTGTTTGTAAATTGTTTGTGTATCAGGCAACGGTAATCTTGACTTCTTAAATGAAGCAAGAATGCTATCTATTTCTTTTGACTTGTTAACATCATTCTTTTCAACCCAACCAATTAATGTTGCTGGCTTTCCAGTTACTGGAGATGTATATTCTTTTTCTACTGACATAAATACTGAATCTGATTCTTCACAATAAAAAATATTTTCAATTAAAGTTTCTGCTGCAATGCCCTTAAACATTAGAGCTCCATCCATTTTTTGAATTGATAAAATATTGCACAATTCGTTTGCTGGAGAGTCTACTACTGATAATTCCATTAGTGCATAGTCTTTGATAAATCTTGTTGTCTTACCTGTTGCCTTGTTCATTTCATGATCTGACTCAATGATCTTTCCGCCAATTGAAAAGCCTGCTAAAGTTCCGTCAAGTATCTTTTCCCATGTATCTTGTGCGCCCTTAGAAATGTATGCATCAACATAAACGCCATTATAAAATTCTCCGCTTTTTGGATCATAAAATGTTTCTGGTCGAAATGAAACCATCTTGCCAACAGCATTTGATCCATGCATCTCTCGAATGTTTCCACGGAAATTTTCAAAAGCCTTTATGGATGCTTCTGAGGTAACTAGATCTCCGGTCTGATCAATATTATCTAAAGTTGCAAAACCAGACACAGTTCTCTTTTCACGATTAACTTTTGTGAATGGAACAGATAAGACGATATCTTCGCCAGATGATGACCAATGAGACTTTTCAATATTCATATGCTTAATTTTATTACGCTATACATCAAAAGGCAAATAACGGTTGCCTAATAATCAGGAAGTTATTCTGCCTTCTCCTTTAGGATTTCTAGCTTCTCCAGAAATATCAGGGGAATTTGCAGATCTTTCTTGAGTTCTAGCCCTTGTATTTCCAGCTTGAGCCCTTTGTTCTGCTGCCTGCTGAGGCTTTAATTCAACAACCTTATCTCCACCATCTAAAGGAACCATATTTTTTCTAATTCGTACCTCATTAGGTGTAATAACCTGCATTCTTAGATATCTTTCATCAATCTTAGACATGGTATCTTCATCAGTCAATGTTAACTCATTAAATCTTAATTCTAAGGTATCAGTCATTTCTGCTATTAACTTATTTAATTTCTTTTCTAAAATATCCTGGGCTGGTCTACAGACCTGCTCTCTAAATGTCTTATCAGCATCACGGGCTGCTCCAAGATTAACACCCTCAGGAATTCCTATTTTATTAATAGGGGTTCTATGTGCTAAAAGAATTTCATCTCTATTCATTTTTCTATATGTATTAAATGAAGAGTCTTGAACGCCAGCTTCTACTGGTTCCATTTTAAATTCTGATTTTTGATCTGGCTGATCTGGTGGAAGAGGAATATATAAAGATCTATGATTCTTTCCCTTTAAGCCAACCTGGAAAAACTCTAAAAGCTTTCTCTCTGATTCTGCAGATAGCTTTGCTCCCTTTACTGTAATGACATATCTTGGAACCGCCTTGTTCTCAAAATAATCAAGGTTGTATCTTCCAGCAAATTCATTTCCCGTCATAGCATTTGTTGCCGCAATAATATCTGGAATGCCATAATAATTATTCATAGGAGTATACTTTTTAAAATGAATAATTTCATTTGGTCGATCTTCTCCTGCTGCAATTGGGTTAGGTGTTTCTTGATCTCCATAGTTTCTGAAGAATACCGCCTTGCCATAAAGCATTTGAATAAATCCATCACGGAGTCTTCTTACACGCATTGTTTTAGAAGGAATATGACCAATATAGCCAACCTTGCCGTTTGTGGTTCTACCTATTTCTAAAAAGCCATTACCAGTTGCTTCTACATCTGTGTATACCTTAATCAAAGTTTCTTTGAATGACTCTTCTTGATTAGCATCCTCTAGCCAACTTTCAAGGTCCTGTCTAATTCTATTTAACTTCTTACGTGCTCTTTCTAGCTGAGCATCGGTTTCTATTCCGTCTAAAAATTCTTTTGTTTTTCTTGTTTCTTCAAAGTTATATCCAAGGCCTACGATGTTTGCAACCTTAGCGTTAATTGCTGCATAATTATATGGGGAAAGTTCATAGATTGCTGCAAGATACTCTAGGTTATATGAGGGCTGAACCAAATCAAACATTGCGTATCCGGTGATAGCCTGTTGCAATAGGTTTTGCTGAGTCTGAGCTCCATCAATTCCTTCAAATCTTTTCTGAAGATCTCTGGACATTTTTCTGCGAAATGAAGTTCCTAAGCCATTAACCTTCTTTAATTCTTCACCAGAAATATTAAAGGGATCATTATCTAATGATTGCATATTAGACTTAGAAAATCTAAAATGGCTATCATAATTCATTATTTCTATATCTTCATTTACGTTGTCAAGATCTTCTACAAATTCCATTATTTACCACCCTTAAGATTATTCATCTCATCCTTATAGTTTCCAATATCTAGCTGATCTGGGACAAGTCCCCACTTCAATCGTTGCTGCTGGTACTCAAACTCCTCATCATCAATCTTTCTTCTACCTGATAAAAACTTTGGTTGACCTTCAGTAATATTGTAAGATCTTACTACGCTTGCTAACGCTTCTATTCTAGACTTATTATTTTTCTTTGATGTAATTGACAAGAAGTTTCCATCATCATCGCCTATCCACCTGCCATCTGGCATTTCCCAGACGTATATGCCTAGGGTGCTCTCTTCATCAAGCACTTTATAATTAGTTCTGTTTATATCCATATGTTTTATATTTTACCATTCTTTTTAACCAAAGTCTACAAGATGTCACGTCTGGTGACGTATTACGATGAAGATATTACAATTCTGTCATTATTATAATAGTTTACAGAGTTTTCTGTCATAAGCATAGACGAAGACTGGCTATCCTGGACAGATTCTGTACTG